TGGTTCTTTATTATTAGATAAATAATAATGTCTATCTTTATACTCCCAAGTATCTTTAACTTGTGGAGATTTCTTTTCTTTTGCTTCTTCCATGATATAATATAATATAATAATTAAAAAAGACCCCGCCGAAGCGGGATCTTATTATTTTATGCTAATGTATAACTAATTAGCGGATGTGGCGTACCATCATCATCCATACCTGAAAATACAGGAACGTGATAAGGATCTGCAATGCCAGCTTCATAAGCAGCATTCAGTTCTTGGTTCGCTACTAAAGTAGTAGTAGCTACACTAGCTAGATTCGTTTGCCATTGCACCAACACAGTACTTAAACTTGGGTGGGTAATTGCCATTGTGAATCTATCTACAGCTACTGCAGTTAGTACTAACGGAAAGTCAACATCACAAATAATGTCTGATTCCGCTATGTCATTTGTTTTGATTTTTATTAAAGCCATAATTTCTATATTTTTTTAATGTTAATAAATTAAACTGCTTTAAATAACACGAAGTTATTAGCTGCTTGAGTTACTAAACATCTCTCAGTTAAGAAATGTACGTTCATTGCATCAACACCTGAAGTAGCAGCACCACCAACAGAACCAGTGATCCAGTTTTTGTATCTTCTATCTTCAGTTTCAGAAGCTCTATATCTTACGTGTAAGAATGGACGTCTGATGTTTGACCCTAACATTTGATCGTAAACTGTAGAAGTTCCAGCAGGAACTAAAACACCATCAATTGCTTGAGACATACCTCTAGTTGAAGCATCATTTAGATATTTCCAATCAGTTTTGTAGAAGTCATAAGAACCTCTTCTAAACCCTGAAAATCCAAAATTCAACGCCATTTCTTCTTCATTGTCAAATAAACCGTAAGAAGCTGAAGCTGTAGAAGCATAACCTCCACCAGCCATAGCTGCGATCATATCATCAAAATCAAGAGCAGTTTGTCTCTGTAGGAATAACATGTTTTCTTCAATAGCACCTTGCTTATCTAAGTTTTTAAGGATTTCATCGAAATCAGCCATTGCACCAGAACCTGGAGCAGCAGCACCTGCAAAACCTTGGTATACATTACCTCTTGCTTCAATAGCAGCGAATAAACCTTCTGTACCTTTAACATTAGCTGTCCAAGCACCAGCAGGACCAGTTCCTTGGAATGTATGTCCAGCAAGTTCACCTTCAACCATAGCCATTTCCATGTAATCTTCAAACCTTAATCTTGTTTCAGATTCAGCTTTTAGATACCATAGGAAACCTGATGTTCCATCTTCAGTAGCAACTTCAACCCATCCAATTTGTGAAGCGTCAGAACCACTTACTTGGTAATTATCTCTAATTATAATTGGAGAATTACTATACTCTTGAAAACCAGGAGTAATTGAAATTGCTCCTGCATCATCAGAACCTTTTTCCCATTCTGATCCGTAAACGAATACAGATAGATCGCTTGCTCCAGATAATGCTTGAATAGCAACACTAAATGCAGCTGTATCATATGGAGTAGCAGTTATCACACCAAGAGCAACACCTGTTACGATTGCTTTTTGAGTGATTAATCCTGTAGCATTATCAGAAACTAGAATCGTTTGATTTAGTTTGATAGCAGCTGAAGTAGCTGGTGCAGTTAACGTGATTGTTAATTGGTTAGCTCCAGTACAAGCAACTTGATTATAAGCTACGTGTAATCTATTTTGTTCAGACCAAATAATTTGATCAGATGTCATTGGCATTTCAGCGCCAACCATTCTTAAGAAACCTGATAATGTTCTATTACCATATCTCTCTACTTCCTGCTCATATATCTCAGGCAAATATTGTTGTGCCCAATCTGAAGTGCCATCAGCAAAATTTAAATAATTCGATGATAACGCTTGTTGTCTTTGAGAAGGAACTAAGCTTGCGGGAAAACTCCCACTTGTTGCAAAACTCATAATTTTTTGTTTTTAATTTTTATTTTCGTTTTTTAATTTTTAACTTAGAACTATCTATACCATTTATTGCTTTCACCTTTAATCCATTTATAAATACATCACCAGAAGCAGTTGCTCTTGGTTCATTATTTATATTTTTAGATTTAGCTATAATATTTTTAGTAGCATCGGCTTTGCCTTGCTCATAAAAATGATTCGCTATAGTGTCTGCATTTTTAGCTGCATAGATGGCTTTATGATAACCTTTGTAATCTGTAACATTTCCTTTTTCGTCTAAGAACCTCCCGACAAAGTTTGTAAGATTAGATTGATTTTCTGCAACTTCCCCAATATTATTTACATTATATCTAAATCTTTTTTCTCCGACATTAAAATCAAAACCTTTGAATTCATCGTTAAAGAAAGTTTTAGTACTTTGCTTAAATTGGTTATGTTGCTGTTGAACCATTTCTTGTTCTTTGTTATATCTATTGAAAAATTCCATTGCTTTTTGTTGTTCTTGAGTAGCGCCCGGTCTCAACTTGATCTCGTCGTAATACTTCTTTTTCGTTTCCTCCAAAAAGTTTTTGGCTTTTGCAATTTCTTCTTTATGAGCGAGTTTTTTCTTTCTTATGTCTCGCTCTTCATCCATATCTTCATCGTATGAGAAATTATCTTCCATAATGAAGTCTATTTCATCTTGATTTAGATGTGGTTTAGTATTTTTATAATATTCTTTTAATAACGCTTCATCATCAACTGATGAATAATCTTTACTTAATCTAACATAGTCTTCTACAGAACCACCAGTTTCCTGCATGAATGTAACTAGTTTTTCTACATTCTCTGGTAAAGCATTTTTCGGTTGTCTTTCTTCTTCATATTCCTTAGTGGATCTTTCTTCTTGAACTGTAGCTGTGTTTTCAGTTTCTTTTTCATTTACAACTTCTATAATAGGAGATTGAGTTATTTCTTCTTTGCTTTCTTCTTTAACTTGCTGAACCTCTGCCCCGGTATCCTTAATTTCTTGAATACCCCCGGTAGGTTCGCTGCTAGATACTTCCACTGTGCTTGACTCCTTATCGGCATTTTCTTCTTTTTTAGTTAAATCTAATTTAGCTATTGTTGGTTCTTTTACCTCTGGTTTTTTAGATAAATCTATTTTAACCGGGGTTTCTTTCTTTTTGTTAGCAAGTTTCTTAGGTTTCTTTTTTATCTTAAAATCCCCTTGCTCTAAAGTCCCATCTGGAGCTTCCTTTACTTCTTCTTTTGACATAATATAATATAATAGTTAATAATCCTTATTTAGGGCCGAATTGGTCTAATCCAAATCCTCCTAAATTATCATTACCCTGCGATTCAAAATCAGTGGGTAATAAGTCGTTTTGTCTTTGATCAATCATTTGACTTTGTTGAGTCGCCTGAATTCTTGTTCTTTTATCTTTACGATCTTCAATCATTTCTTCTCTATCAACTTCTTTCTGGATACTAGCTTGAGCAAGCTGCATGTTGTATCGGAATTCTTGCTCCATCAACTGTTTTTTAATCTCTGCTTCCTGTTGCATTTTTTCAACAGCGAATTGAGATTTGGCTTGTTCAATTTGAATTTCAGTCTCAGCTAAAGCTTGTTGTTTTTGAAGTTCTGCTAAAACCGCTTGCTCTGCTGCTTGTGCATTTGCTTGAGCTTGAGCTTGGATATTAGCTTGTTTCATTTCTTGATCTTTAGCTTCCTTTTGCTTTCTACGCTTTTTTAATAATTGATTAGCTAATTTTAAATTATTAACCTCTCTTATATCTATAGCGTCTTCTAGATCAATAGATTGAGTTTGTAAAGCTATTTGAATGTTTTGTTCTAGTGATGATTTCTCTTCCTCATCTGGCTCTAAAGATAAAAATATCCCAAAGTCGTGTATGTTTAAGTTAGTTAGTTCGTCTAAAGTTCCTACGTTGTATTTAGATATACTATGCTGTAAAGAGTTTCTAGTCAATGGAAACATTAAAGAATCAGATATCTTTAGTCCAATATTTTCACATGTTCTTAAAGTTAAGAATAAACTAGCTTGTAATATATGTCTAGTAGCAGTGTTAGAATTAGCCGCAGCTAATTTCTGCAAACCTACCAATGCATCTTTATCTGGGCTACTTCCATCTCTAGCTTCGTTTAATCCAGTAACATCTCTAACCATTTGTAGGTAGTATTGATATGTACCTATTAATGATTGAATTTTAGCACCACCACTAGAAGATTGTAACTCTTGTATAGGTACTTTACCATGGTTTAAATCTCCGTCTTGTGTTAGAGATCTACCAACAATACTACCAGTCTGGAAGTACATATTTAATGCTTCTTTAGGATTGTAGTTTGTTCCGTTACCTAAATCTACCTCAGCTAAACCATCTACATCTAAATAAACACCATCAGGTACCATTCTAGATAATACTTGTTGTAATTTTAAATGAGTTAATTGAATCATATCAGCAAAACCTGTAACTCTACTCACTAAAGATTCTATCCTTCCCCTATACATTCTAGGAGCACAGATGTTGTAATTCATATTAACTTTTACAGTGTCAGCATATGGTCTTGTCATATTCTCTGCCAACTCCCATTTTAACATTATTGGAGCTCCTAATATTTTTGCTCCTGAATATAATACCTCTATTGGTCTAAAAGCTTTTTTAAAGTTATCTGTTTCAGGTGGATCAAACGTATCCGTTTTTTCAATAACTTTTTCTAAACCAGTCGCAGTTTGTTTAATTTTAAAAACTTGATTAGCATATGTTTTATATTCGAAGTATACTACCTGTATTGTATTATCATCTGTCCTACCATTCCAAGTTCTATCGTATTCGGAGTTACCTTTATACTTTTGAATTTCTTCTAATTCACTAGCAGTTAAATAAGGGAATTGTTTTTTTAACTCAGGTAAACTAATATTTTTAACTTCTCCTACGTAATATAAATCTTCAAAGTTTGGATCTTCAGTATAAGAATAAACTAATCTTGATGGATCAACATAATCTACAACAACCCCTTCAGATCTATTAAAAGATGTTTTTACAGCTCCAATCCCTAGAACAGTTAAATCATAATTAACTCTTCTTCTAGTTAAGTCATATTTGTTTTTATCTAAAACCAAGTTAATAACTTCTTCTTCAGCAACTTCAACAGACTGTTTATAATCCATTTGCATGTGTAGAGATAAATCATCGTCATCTTCTAGTTCTAAACCTTTGCCATTGCTTTTTGAAATATCTAACCCTGTAGTAGCTTGAACCTCAGCTATAAGATCTTTTTGGATCATATCTCTATAAAGACCTTCTGCGTATAGAGTTCTTTTAGCAATAGACTCAGGATCTTGAGCATACGCTTTTATATCATAAGTTCTTTGTGACATTCCATTCACAACAATATCCACAAATTTAGGAATAATAGGTACTGGTTTCCAATCTAGATTTAAATAAGACAAATCTCCATCTATAGCTAATTCATCTTTGTATTTTTGTACAGATTGCTCTCCTCTTGCGTATAAACGTAGGTTATTAAAGTTATTCCAATTGGTATTAAACCTATAACCAGAGGTTCTAGACCCACTAAACCATTCACCTTCTATAGCTCTTCCCACTGCTAATCCATATTCTCTTGTAGCTTTCTCAGCGTCAGGTACCACCTGATCAGGAAAAGTGCTATTACTATTAGTATAAATCTGCATTTATTTTATTATTTTTGAAATTGATCCTTCATTGTTATATCTTTTGAAACCCATGTTCACAGGTTGTCTTATAGTTTCTGGCTTAGGTCTATATCTATTTTTATTACAAGCCATTATAGCTAATCCAGAGCTAATTGAAGCATCATGCTTAGTCCTGTTATTTATATTAAATCGTGCCCAATCTTCTAAAGTCTCTTGGTGGTACATATCTCCGAACTCTTCTCCTTTAAAACCAACATATGTTTCTATATAAGTTTCAATTGCCGCTGCATGAGCTTGCTTAATGTCTTCGCTAGAGTTAGGTATTCCACCAATCTCTCTTTCAGTTACAGATAACTTGTTCCA